CTTCGTTGGCTTGATACCGAGCTCGCCCTTCACCTGATAGAGCGAACGCTCGATCCTGAGGCGGTTCGCGTCCCAATCGAGATCGGACCAGCGGCTAGCGAGAAGTTCTCCGCGACGGGCGCCGATGGCGGCGGCGAGCCGGATCAGCAAGTCAACCCGCGTACCCGCGGCGGCCGCTTGGTACGCGGCGAGTTGATCGGGAGTCAGTGCAACCGCTTCCTTCTGATCGAGACGCGGCAGGTCGCATCCATCGGCCGGGTTGAACGGGATCAGCTTCGTCTTGACGGCGCGTTTCAGTGCGACGTGGACTACGTTGTGGACCTCACGGACGGTCTTTGCGGACAGCGTTTCGGCCAGCTTGACGTAGAGGTCATCCAGCATGAAGGTGGTCAGATCCTTCAACGGGACAGTTCCGAGGACGCGTGTTGCATGGGCGGCGAGAGAGGCATATCTTTCGGCGGTCTTGGGCGCCAGCGGCTTCGCCTTCGCGTGGTAGGGCAACCACTGTTCCATGTACTCCTTCAGAGTGGCGACGCTATTGACGCGACCGAGGCGCCGCTCCTCCATGGCCTTGCGCATCGCATCGTAAGCTTCGCGTTCCAGCCGGAAACCGCTTTCCGATATGCGGATGCGCTTCCCGTTTTCGTCCCTGCCGGCGTCAACCTGATAGCGCCACGAGACGCGGCCGTTCGGCGCGACGGATTTGAAGACCGAGCCTTTCACTTCGACCTCCATTCCTGAAGCGCGGCGCTGTTGAAGTCCTGTAGAAGCTTCCCGGCGCGACGCTTCTCATCGGCGTTCCCGTAGGCGTACCGGCCGAATGTCTCGAAGAACGCCCGGGCGTAGTCTTGGGCGTTCCGCCCCTCGAAGGTGACCAGCATGTAGCCGGTGGGGTTCTTGCTCGCGGCGGGTTCGCCTGAAAACAAGCCGACCTTCAACTTGCTGAGGCCGAGTTCCTTTGCGAGGGCGTGCATGAACTCATACGAAAGATCGTGCCTGCCCGCTTCGGCTGCCGCCTGGGCAAGCGCAGCCAAAGCCTTACCTGTTGGCGCGCGGTCCTTTTCATAGTTGGCCAGTGCGCGGATCGACAAGCCGAGGCGTGTGGCAAAAACCTGCTGGCTCTCGCCGACGTGCTTCCGCAATTCCCTCACCGCTTCAATTGGACTCATTGTACCTCCTTTATGCACGCTAGACAGGAACAGTGTACATGTAGGGGCAGACAAAAATCAATACCAAAAACATCTACCGCCTAAGCCACTGAAAACACAAGTCATAAAAGTCTACACAAATGCACGGTTGACATGCACCCCGTACATACTGTATAGTGTGCATGTAGGTTCTGCAGCCTCGGACATCGAGGCCCACACAGACAGATGAGGTGTATCCATGCAACACACACAGACAGACCCGCCCGCGGCGATGACCGCCGAACAGGCGCTCGCGCTGCTGGGTGGAGTCATCAGCCGGGCGAGCTTCTACGCCGCGATCCGGCGCGGCGAGGTGCCCCATCGGCGCCTCGGAAAGAGAATCATCATTCCGCGGCACGCGTTTCTGCGCTGGCTGGAGGCGGCGCAGGCGTGAGTGCCGTTGGCATCATCGTCCGCGAGTGGGATGGGACCGCGATCGGGCGGGTGGATGCTGACACGGCCGCACGGTTGGTGGCTGCCGGTGCCGAGTACGCCGGCCAGCGGCGGCGCCGGTACATCCGGTTACCTCGCGGCACTCGGGTGCCGATACGGGCGGTCGGGCTCCTCTGGGAGCGGATCGAGCGGGCACTGAAGTTGTACGGGCCGCGAGCGCGCCTCCACGGAAAGCCTGTGGGGCTAGACAGAGTCGATCATCCCCACTTGGTGAGGCGACGGCCCGCTGATCTACCGCCTCCCCCATCGGATGACGTCCGGCACGAGCAGGCGATTAAGCGGCTGGTGAAGTGGCTGCCGGATGAAAGGAGTACACATGAAACTCGATGAGGCACGAGTCGAAGCGTTGCGCCAGCGCATCGCGCGGTGGGGATCGGCGTATCTGAACGATGACCTGTACCGTGCCCTCCGGTGGGAGGGTTGGACGCGAGGGCAGGTGGACCGCGCCATCGAGCACCTGATCGCGGGGGGGCGACTGGTGGCAGAGGCACGCGATGGCGTCGTCCGGGTGCGGGTCACCGCGGAGGTGCGCGAGTGAGCGCAGTAGTCAGTATGCCGGCGATGCCGGCGATGGTGAAGCCCGGCGACGGCGCAATGCTGCCGGAGTGCCTTACCGCGCTGCCGCAGTGGGTGAACTGGACCTACGAGCGGAGAGACGGCAAATGGACCAAGGTCCCGCGGCAACCGTCCGGCGCCGCCGCAAAGAGCAATAGTGCGGCGACCTGGAGCACCTTTGCGGAGGTGATGGCGGCGGCCAGTCGCCGGCCTGACATGGGCATCGGCTTCGTGTTCGCGCCGGACGACCCGTTCATCGGTGTCGACCTGGACGACTGCTTGACGCCGGACGGAAGGTTGAAGCCGTGGGCCGTGCCGATCATGGAAAGGTTCTCCGACACCTACGCGGAGGTATCCCCGTCCGGGCTAGGGATCAAGATCTGGGCCCGGGCATCGCTGGCCGGACTGATCGCTGGGACCGGGACGCGGCGCCCGTGCGGCGACGGACAGGTCGAAATTTACGAGCGCGGCAGATTCTTCACCGTGACCGGCAGAAGGTACGCCACAGCCCCCCTGGCCGTCGCGGAGCACGGGGGGGGATTGGAATGGCTGCTGGCCCACATCGGCGCGCCCACGGCCGCCTGTGGCGCAACGGGGGCAACTCCTGCGGCGGTTCCTGAGCAGGCAGTGCCGCCCGAGCCTGCGCGGGAGGTCACCATGGAGGAGCAGGCGGCGTTGCGGGCCAAGATCGAGGCGGCCCGCGCGAACAGTCCAAAGTTCGAGGAGTTATGGCTGGGTGGCGCCTGTGGTTATTACACGGGCGGCAAGCCCGATCCGAGCCGTGCCGACCTGGCGTTCTGCAACTTCCTCGCGTACCACCTTGGGCTGGATGCCGCCAGCATCGATCAGGCGTTCCGGATGTCGGAGCGGATGCGGCCGAAATGGGACGAGAAGCACTTCGCCGACGGACGCACTTACGGGCAGGCCACAATCCAGAAGGCGCTGCAATGGGCAGCGCAGGAACGGCAGCGTTCGGTGACGGGGAAGGTCATCTCGATGCCGGCCGCCAGCACGAACGGCAGCACCATCGCGGACCTGAACGCCATGCGGGTGTTTGCCGATGTCGGGCTGGTCTGGGAGAAGTTCGAGATGTCCGGCGACCTGATCTTCGGCTATGCCGCCGGGCAGCGGGTGAAGTGGGAGAGCACGCAGGAACTGCTCTCGTTCACCAAGTCCCAGGCCATCATTCTGAAGTACCTGCGGACCCTCATACCTTCGCCGCCGCGCGCCAAAATCAAGGCCGTTTGGGAGCCTGCGGCCGGTTTGATGGTCAAGTTGGCGACGATCATCAACTCCGGCGACGAGATGCAGGTGGAGATCGCGGACCTGCTGCCGATGTGCTTCCGCCGCGCTGGCTCGCCTGTGGCGCGGTCGGACGCCGAGGTGTTCCGGTTCATGATCCAGATCCAGGAATGGCGGCGTGACCCGTACACCGCAGACGGAATAGAGAGCGGTTCGATTCCTGCGCCGTTCGTCTTCGTTTACGACGGCAGCGTGTTCGTGAACGCGCACAAGTTGCGATTGTGGGCGTCCCTGCCGCGCGTGACAGCGACGATGATCCGCAAAGCCGAGATGACCCGCGAGTTGGCATCGATGGGGTTCAAGTACCACAGGTGCTTCGAGAGGGTTCACGAAGGCCAGCGGGCCAGGATGGATCTGTGGCGCGGGCCGCTCAGCGTCCTTGGCGACTCCCTCGAAGAGCACGATATTCCCGGAGCGGAGACGAAGCGGTGAGTTTTTTGGGTCGAAAAGTACGCGGGGTCCGCGGGGTCCGCGCTGGACATGCCTATATCCCCTACACAGGGAGAGAAGTGAGGGGTGACCCCTCAGACCCCGCTATGGAGGGGAAATAGCGCACTGCATTCCGCAGACCCCGCAGACCCCGCGGACTTTTCGACCAAGGCCGGCCAAAGGATTTTTTGGCGCTGCCGGCGGCGGGTAGCCCGATTGCACAACTTCGCTAGCGATAGACCCCAAATTCTGGGGGGAATAGGGTAATTCATGAACATCAGAGGATTTTTCAGCCGCCTCCTGAGGCGGACGGACGAGGTGCGCCCATCATGGCCGCTGTGGGATGCGGCCGGCGGCGGGTCGCGCCTGGCGAACTGGGCGGCGCCGTCTACGGCCTTCGCGAGCACGATTCCCGCGCCCATGGTGCGCGAGCGCGCCCGCGACGCCTACCGCAACAACCCCTGGGCGCGGCGCGCGGTAGACGCGCTGGCTGTGGGCGCCGTTGGGGCCGGAATCAAGCCCCAGGCGCGCGCCGATGGCGAGCTGAAGCGCCGCCTACAGCAAGAGTGGCTGCTGTGGACCGACGCGGCGGACTTCGCCGGCCGGTATGACTTCTACGGGCTTCAGCAGGCTGCGCTGCGGACGATGCTGATCGATGGCGAGGCCATTATCCGCCTGCTGATCGAGCCGGGGCAGCGTATCCCGCTCCAGTTGCAGTTGCTCACTGGCGAATACCTCGATTCGGCCCGCGTGGACGGTCAGACGCTCAACGGCATCGAGTACGACGGGGCAGGCCGGCGCGTGGCCTATTGGCTGTTCCGCAAACACCCGGCGGACGCGCCGGACATGCAGAGCATCCGCGTCCCGGCCGAGCAGGTGATCCACTTGTACGCGCCGATTCAGCCGGGTGTGGAGCGGGGCGTCTCGTGGTTGGCGCCCGCGCTGGTGCCGTTGCGCGAGCTTCAGGAATTCGTGGAAGCCGCGCTGGTGCGCCAGAAGATTGCGAGTTTGTTCTGCGGCTACGTCCAGACGGCGGACGGATCGAACCCGCTGAACCAGACGAACGCAGTCCCGACACTGGAGCCTGGCTCAATGGTGCGGCTGCAACCCGGCGAGGCCGTGGAGTTCAGCGAGCCGCCCGACGTCGGGCAGACCTACGAGCCGTTCGTGCGCCAGCAGCTACGCGCCATCGCGAGCGCGCTGAACGTGCCCTACGAGATCCTGAGCGGCGACGTCTCGCAGGTGACGTTCGCGAGCGGCCGTCACGCCCTATTGGAATACCGCCGGCAGCTTGAGAGCATCCAGCATCACCTCGTTGTCTTCCAGCTTTGCCGGCCGGTGTGGGAAGCCTGGACGCGCCTGGCGGTGGCCGCCGGAGTGCTGCCCGAGGGCGACTACAGGGACGTGCGCTGGATCGCGCCTCAACTTTCGATGCTCGACCAGCGCATGGAGGTGCAGTCCGTGATCCAGCAGATCCGCGCCGGCCTGATCTCCCGCTCCGAGGCGGTGTCTGCATCCGGATGGGATGCGGAGCAAATCGACGCCGAGATCGCGGCCGACAATGCGCGGGCGGACGCGCTGGGCAACGTCTACGATTCCGACCCGCGGCGCACGACCTTGCAGGGGCAGGAGCAACCGACGGCACAGGAGGCGCAGCAGTGATCTGCCGACTTCCCCATATCCCACTCGAGTTTGCAAGCGGCAAGTGGCAGGGCGCTTCGCCGCGTGAGCTGGATTTTGGCGACCTGTGCTACGTGTCGCGCCGCGGCCAGAACGCGGTAGATCGCGAGATCGCGCGGCAAGAGATTTTCCGCCGCCTTCGGGCGGCGAAACAGAGGAGGTTTCGGAATGGCAAATGAGATTCTCACGCGCACGGCGAGTTTCGAGCCGAGCACCTACGACTCGGAGAAGCGCACCGTGCAGGTGGTCTTCTCGACGGGCGCCGATGTGCAGCGCAGCGACTTCGAGGGGCCGTACATCGAGCGCCTTTCGATGGACCCAGCGGCTGTGGACCTGTCGCAGTTGATCGGCGGGCCAGTGCTCGACAATCACGACCGGTTCAGCAGCGTGCGGGCGGTCCTGGGAGTCGTCACGGACGCCAGCGTGGACGGCAAGCGCGGCGTGGCGACGGTGCAGTTCAGCGAGCGCCCCGAAGTGCAAGGCATCGCTCGTGACGTGCAGCAGGGCATCATTCGTTCGGTCAGCGCGGGCTACACCGTGCAGACCTGGCAGACGGAGAAGCGCGCCGATGGGACGCGCATCAAAACGGCGACCCGTTGGACGCCCAAAGAAATCAGTTTTACGCCGCTCGCGGCAGACGCGGGGGCGAGAGTACGAAGCGAGGTGAACATGGACGAACACGAACGAATCCGCACGTTGGCGGAGAGCTTGAACATCGCCGCGAGCTTTGCGGAAGACCTGATCCAGCGCAACGTGCCTCTGGAAGAGGCGCGGCGCGCACTTATTGCGGAGGCCGCGAAGAGCACGCCCGCAATCGACAACCGGGCGCCCGCTGTGGTGACCCGCGATGCCGGCGACAATCTCATCGCGCGCCTGGCGGACGGGCTGTACAGCCGGATGAACCCTTCTCACAAACCCGAGGCCGGCCGCGAGTTCGCCTACTACCGCGTGAGCGATATCGCGCGGCGCTGCCTTGAGCACCGTGGTCTGTCCACCTTGGGCAGCCCGGCCGAACTGCTTACCCGCGCCTTGCACACGACCAGCGACTTCAGCGCGGTCTTGGCCGAGGTGTACAACAAGAGCCTGCTCACGCTGCGGAGCACGCCGAGCGCGGTCGAGCAGCTGTTCCGCCGCGCGACCGTGGCCGACTTCCGCGCGCGGCACATCATGGAGATCAGCGACGGGCCGGCGCTGGCCGAAGTCGGCGAGAATGGCGAGATCACCTGGGGTTCGATCAGCGACAAAGAACTGGCGAGCTACTCGGTCAAGTCCTACGCGCGGGCGTTCGGCATCAGCTTCAAAGCCCTGGTTAACGACGACATGCAGGCGCTCGCCGATATCTCCGCGAAGATGACCCGCGGCGCCCGCGCCTGGTTCGCCGGATTCCTGGCGAACGTCATCATGTCGAATCCGACGCTGGCCGACGGTAAGGCGGTCTTCCACGCCGACCACAACAATCTGGCCGCCTCGGGCGCCGTGCCGTCCGATACCACCATCGGCGCCGGGAAGCTGGCGATGCGGCTTCAGACCGACGCGAGCGGAAACCCGATTGACGCGCCGCCGCGTTACATCGTGATTCCGGCCGCGCTGGAAGGCACGGTTGACAAGCTGTTGGCCACGCTGTACCCGACCAGTTCCACCGAGGCCGAGACTTCCGCGCGCGGTCTGATCCCCGTGGTGATCCCGCAGTTCGACCAGGCGGGTGAGGATGCCGCGTGGTACCTGTTCGCTTCGCCGTCGGACGCGCCGGTGTTCGAGTACAGCGAGCTTTCCGGCTACGAGGGGCCGCGCGTGGAGACGCGGCAGGGATTCGACACCCTGGGGACCGAGGTGCGGGTGGTCTGGCACGTCGGGGCTGGGGCCATCGACCATCGCGGCGCCTACAAGAATCCGGGAGCGTAGTCATGACCCTGGCAGAGCTTCAGGCGAAGCGGGAAGAAATTCTCGCAGAGATGGGTGCGCCAGATGTGCAGTTTGAGCAGCGGGGCGTCAAGCGGCGCCCCCAGCCCGAGCTTGAGGCGGCGCTCGCCCGAGTGGACGCGGAGATTGCGAAGCTGCAATCTCCGCAGGACAGGCTTTTCACGATTCAAACGAAACGAGGACTTTGAGCATGCAGAACTACATTCAACCGGGTAACAACATCACCGTCCCCGCGCCTGTGGGCGGGGTCACGTCGGGGCAGTTGGTGGTGATCGGCTCTCTGATCGGCGTGGCGAGCACGACGCAGGCGGCCGGCGTAAATGTCGAGCTTGCCACAAGCGGCGTGTACGAGCTGCCTAAGGTGGCCGCCGATGACATCGGCGTGGGCGACAAGCTGTACTGGGACGCCGCTCAAAGCAAGCTGACCAAGACCGCTGGGACCGGCAGCAAACCGCTTGTGGGCGTCGCCGTCAAGGCGGCCGGCGCGGGCGTCGCTACGGTCTACTGCAAGCTGGGCGTGCATGGCCTGACTGGACCGGCGTAGATCGAGCTTCCGGCCTGAAGCCGGAAGAGCGGAACTTCGAAGCTGGGGCGGCGACCTATCTTCGGAATTTCCGATGATGCGCGAACCGCCCCGATTTTTCGGGGACCGGCATTCAGGCATAGAGCTCGCCGCGGGCTTTTCTCCTTTCCCCGCGGCGCAGGGGCCGGGGTTCTGCTCCTTACCCGGCGGGCCGCCTCCCGCGCGAGCGCGGCGCGCGCACGGCGGCAAACCTGGGGCGCTGGCTTTTTGACCCTCCTTGGCAGGTCTGGCGCCCCTTCTTTCGAGGTGTGCTATGGACTTTTCTTCGCTCAACCGGCAATGTATTTCGACGTTCGGCCAGACGGTCACCTACCAGCCTGCGGCTGGCGAGCCGTTCGAAGTCGCGGCGATTGTGGAGCGCGCGACCGACGAGCAACGCCGCGCCGATGGCGTGTACGCGCGACTGTTCGTGAATCTGGCGGATTTCGCAGGACCGCCCGCATCCGGCGACGAAGTCATGATTGACGGCGCGACCTACAAGGTGTTCCAGGTCATGACGGACCCGGCGGGGGGTGGCTGGCTCAGCCTGCGGGAGAACGTCTGATGCCCAAGTTGTCCAAAGCCGATCAGGCGGCCAAGATCAGCACGAATGAGGCGCGGCGCCGAAAGGAGGTGGCGCTCGCACGCCTCCGCGAGATGGAGGCCGCGCAGCGCGCCGGCTTGCTTCTGGTGGCGTCCGAGGTGCGCAAGACGTGGGCCGAGGGCTTTTCCGCGCTGAAGGACCGCATCTTGATGCTGCCGGATCGACTCGCGGCGCGCCTGGCGAACCGGCCGGAAGCCGAGGTGCGCGCGATCCTCCGCGACGAGCTTGAGGAATGCCTCCGAGGGATTCATGCCGACGCAGCAATGTAGCGCGTTCACGGTCTGGTGCGAGGCGCTGGAAGCCCTGCTGCCGCCGCCGCGCCTCACGGTGAGCCAGTGGGCCGATGCCCATCGCGTCCTGGACAACACCTCGCCGGAGCCGGGCCCGTGGCGCACGGACCGGACGCCGTACCTGCGCGAGATCATGGACTCGCTCTCGCCGTCATCTCCGGTGGAGCGTGTCGTGTTCATGAAAGCCGCGCAGTGTGGGGGGACAGAGGTGCTCCTGAACACGTGCGGCTACCTGATGCACCACGCGCCGGCGCCTACGCTGCTGGTGCAACCGTCCGTCGAGATGGCGAAGCGGTTCAGCAAGCAACGGCTGGACTCGCTGATCGAGAGCACGCCCGTGCTTCGCGGGCGCGTGAAAGACCCGCGCTCGCGCGACAGCGGCAACACGGTCCTCCTGAAAGAATTCGACGGCGGCGTGCTGATCCTGACCGGCGCAAACAGCGCGGTTGGCTTGCGCAGCCTGCCGGCGAAGTATGTTTTGTGCGATGAGGTTGACGGCTGGCCGGCGGACGCCGACAACGAGGGCGACCCGTTTCAGTTGGCGGTAAAGCGCACCGTGGCCTTCGGATCGCAGCGGAAGATCCTGGCCGTCAGCACGCCGACGCTGGAGGGGTTGAGCCGGATCGAGGCGCTGTACAAGGCCAGCGACCAACGTCGCTATTTCGTCCCCTGCCCGCGATGCGGCCATCACCAGGTGCTCGTGTGGTCCGGCGTCGTCTGGGAAAAGGACCGCCCCGATACAGCGCGGTATCGCTGCGAGGCGTGCGAGGCGCTCATCGAGAACTGGCAGAAGACAGAAATGCTCGCCAGTGGCGAGTGGCGCCCGACAGCGGCCGGCGATGGCAAGACGCGCGGCTATCACATCAGCGCGCTGTACGCACCCGTGGGCTGGCCATCCTGGGGCGAGCTGGCTGCCGAATTTCTGGAGGCGCGCAAGAGCCGCGAGACGCTCCAGGTGTTCGTCAACACCGTGTGGGGCGAGTGCTGGAAGGACGAGGCGGCGCTGCCGATGGATGCAGACGCGCTGTACGCGCGCCGCGAGCCGTTCGGCGCGGAAGTGCCGATGGGCGCGTGCCTGCTGACCGCCGGCGCGGACGTGCAAGCGGACCGCATCGAAGTCGAGATTGTCGGCTGGGGCGACGGCGAGGAATCCTGGTCTGTCGGTTACTTCGTGCTGTACGGCGACACCGGGCAGCCGGAAGTCTGGTCCGACCTGGACCGGCTGCTGTTGCGCCAGTGGAAGCACGAAAGCGGGCTCGATCTGCCGATCACGGCGGCGTGCGTGGACGCCGGTTTCGAGATGGCCCAAGTCCTGGAGTTCTGCCGGCCGCGCCTAAGCCGCAAGGTGTACGCGGTCAAGGGCGCCTCCGGATTTGGGAAACCGATCTGGCCGCGGCGCGCCTCGAAGGGCGTCCACAAGGGCGAGTTCTTCGTGATCGGCGTGGACACGGCCAAGGAGAAGGTGTACTCCAAGCTGCGGGTGAACCTGGCGGGGCCGGGGTACTGTCACTTCCCGCTCACCCGCGAGCGCGATTGGTTCGACATGCTGACCGCCGAGCGGATCAAGACGCGGACGGTTCACGGACGCGCGGAGCGGTACTTCCAGAAGCCCGACGGTGTGCGCAATGAGGCGCTGGACTGCCGTGCCTACGCTACGGCGGCGCTGCACGCGTTGTATATGTCCGGCTTCAAGCTGGCCGACCAGGCGGCGCGCATGAAGGCCATGATCGCCGGCAGACCGCAGATGCCGTCCGCGTACCAGGTCTACAGAAGCCGGTTCGTGGGTTCACGGTGATAGTCTGACTTGTGGAGCGAAAGGAGGTAAGCGGTGAACGACTTCGACGGTGTTTCCGAACAGGAGTTAGACAGGATGATTGCAGAGACGGAGCTCTCCGTGCCCAAGTTGGAAGAAGTCGAGAGGATGCTGTTGGAGGCGATCAACCATCGGATCGCGGCTTGCAACAGCCTGAAGGAACACGTCCGCGCCACGCAGGGCGGCGCGACAAAGGACCGGCTGCGGGACTGGCGAAAGCAAGCCAAGACCGACAGCATGGCAGAGAAGTATCTGCGAACGGCGCGGGACCTTTACGGCCGGGTTCTCGAACTGTCCTGAGAATCCAGGCGGCAGAACGTTTGTGCCGTCGTTGTGCCCGCACAGCAGGACACGTTGATACAGCCTATCACGGCGGTCCTGTCAAGCCTTTGAAAACGCAACTACTTAGCACAGGCTGCTACAGGCCATCATGGGCCGATCCGGGTTCAAATCCCGGCGGCCCGACCATTAATCCTTTCTTTGCAATTTCGACATCCCTTCCCCGCACCGCTGAAAAGCCTTCACCGTGCGAAAAATGATCGTTGGCAGTTGGTACGGCTAGT